TTGAAGAAATTAAAAACTCTAAAAATTCAGAGTTTAAACGACTAATAAGAAAATCTAAATCTCCTATGGAAGTTGCAGCTTACTGTACGCTTCTACTTAACGAAGAACGAGCATTGGATCCTTTGGTAAGAGCTAAAAACGAGGCTCTTGAAATGCTAGACATTAAACAGTCTAGGAACCCCCTAAAGAAAAAAATCCACTCAGCAGAAACTGTTACTGAGGTTATGCTATATGCTACATTAATTCTTCAAAAGGAGATTGATAATGCCAAAAAGAAAAAGTAAGGAAGTCGTAAGAGAAGGAAAAGGTTTTTTAATAGTAGCAACAAAGAGAGTAGGTTACTATAAAGCCGCTGTTAAACTTGCAGAGTCTATTCTAGACTTTTGGCCTGATGCAAGAATCACATTGTTTACAGAAGAACGTTGGATTGATCAAAAGAGCGATGAATGTTCTTTAGGTACAGGCGACTATCAGTTATTTGAAAATGTTATTACTTGGGAGGTTCCATCACATCTCCGAGCTAAACTTTGGGCGTTGCAACATACTCCATACAAAACAACTTGTTATTTAGATTGCGATATGTATTGCGAACATGAGGATATTGAAAACATTTTTGATCTATTGGAAGATAAAGATCTAGTGTTTACAAAGATCCGTCCATACAATGCCAAGTTAACTAAACTTTCTAACACTGAAGAAATGACTGCACACTGTGGCTGGTTCATTTATAATGACAAACCTGAAACTATTAAACTAATGAGCTCTTGGTGGGGAGAATATAATCGTCAACAAGAACCAGATTATGAGTTAGAACATTATCCTAGAGATGCAACTAAGTGGGACACTTTTACAATGTGGAGGCTTTTAGAGTATAGCGATCACGGTGTAAACTGGGGCTTTGTAAAAGATCCTGATGCAAGATGGAATTTTGTAAATGGCTATAGGGATGAAGAACTACAAGGATCGGAGCGTGTTCTTTATCATTACACTATACCAGAATGGAAACTTGACGAATGAGATGGATTAATGTTAGTCAAGAACTAACTGATTTACTACAACCATACACTGATTGGTTTTTTAATCAAGACTTAACGGATTTAAAACAGGCTATTGATCATAACCGAGCGGGTGGGTACAATGTAATTACTGGTTGTGATAACGCATATTTAGATATGATTGTGAAAAAAGACGGAGAGCATATTGGCTATCCTGAACACACAAACTCTATTGATATCTTAATGGACGGCCGAGCGCCGGAACATCATAGAAGAGAATGTCAAATACTTAATAAAGAACTTTGTTCTTATTTAGGTGCACGAAATCAAGCAGTGCAAGTTTATTATCCTGAAGGGGGATTTATGAGCTGGCACAATAACTGGAATGCTTCTGGTTACAACATTCTTTTATCATACACAAAAAGGGGTAATGGATTTTTTAAATACAGAGATCCAATTACACATGAGATAGTAGAAATGAAAGATAAGCCTGGTTGGTCTTGTAAAGTAGGATACTACGGAAAAGGAAGAGAGCCAGACAAAGTTTATTATCATTGTGCTGGCTCTTACGAAGATCGTTTAACCTTAGGGTTTGTTATTCCTCATTTGGAAATCTGGAGAAATATGATTGAAGATATCTCTGGAGAAGATGCTACTTCGTTCCAATAACCATAAAACGTTCAAATTCATTTAGTCCATCAAACGTCCAGTATTTTTGTTTTATACTACCACTATAGAGAGGATACTTAATACCAGTATTTTCTAAATGAGCTGGTATACTATCTACACAATTAATACCATACATTTCTTTAATAACGTTAGAATTTTGTACAGCAAAAATACACTCTGGGTTAGCGGTTGTTAGTTCTTTTAAGGGGTACATTGTTTCTGCACACATAGAGATTAAAATATCAGATTGTAGTGCATTAATGTCATGAAAAGCAAAAGGTACGTCCCAATTAATGTGGTTAATTTCTACACCGTTTTCACTATAATGTCTATTAAATACTTTAGATAATTCTAATGCATCTTTATCTACATCAATAAGATTTAATTTCTTTACAAATAAATTTTCACAAAGTAAAGGCACTAAAGGAAACCCTAACCAAGAATTGAGAACTGTAATTGTAAGTTTTCTCTTATCTAAAAACTCATCAAGTTTTTCTACTAACCAAATAGCGGCTTCCATAGAATTTGGATTTAAAGACTTACGAAAGTCTTCGTCTTTGTAGGGCATTTCGTAATGAATTTTATCTAACGCATCACCCCAGTTTTTATAATTGTTTAAGAAGTTATAGCTTAACATCTTCCGGTCTCTCCATTGAATCATATAGACAAATTAAAGGCTCTTTTCTTTCTACAAACTGTCTTACATCTGTAGGCCACATATAACCATTATTATAACTATATACCCAACCATCTGGAAAATAGTCTAATTTTAATAATCGTTCCCTTTGATGCCCAAATAAATTATCTAGGCCTCGATAATAATAAAACATCTGTGTAGGATAGTCTTGAACAAATTTTGTAATTTTTTTCGTGTCAAGACTATCATTCCATCTTAATACACTAGAGTTTAGTTCAGTGTATGCCCATGGAATATCTTTTACATCTGTTTTCATTTTTTTAAGATTGTGCCAGTGTGTTCTCACAAACACTAATCTATCATCACATTCATGATTAACAATACAATCAACATTTTTTTGTATGTTAATGTCTAGGTCAAAGAAAAGTTTTTCTCCTCTCTGCCTTACAATTTTAGTGTCAAACAAATGCAATTTATTCCACCATTTTTCGTAGTAGTTTCCTTCAGGTAAAGGAATAACATTAATGTCTACGTTTAGGTTGTGTGGGAATTCTGTGAGGCAGAAGAACTCAAATTCTTCTGTGATATGCTCTTTGCATAAATTATGTATTCTGTTAACGTATTCGGGTCCATATCTTTCACCCCATTTCACCGTGTAAATATTTATCATTTCCAATGCTCCAATAAGTCTGGATCTACCAACTCATCTTGTTTTGTTTTACCTCTACTCGAATCTTCAAAAGGAAGTAAATCAATATTAAAAACACAAAGTATAGGTTCTGGTCTATACTTGTCTACTTCTAAGTCCCCTGCTTCCCAATCTCTTCCTCTATTAAAAGAGTATGCGAACTCGCTGGGAAAATGTCCCCACAAAGGATCATTACTAAACTCTCCCCACCTCCAACTGTGATAGTTATCTGTACCGTCTGTAAAAGTAAACCAAATTCTTTCTTGATGCTCTAATACATCTTTCCAAATAACTTCTGCCTGATTGTCTCCCCAAACTTGACAAGAGCCATTTGTGTATGCACCATGTGCCAATTTAAACTGTCTTGTTTTCATTGGACGTGGATCTTGCCACCAACTTCTAAGTTTAGTGGGACGTTCTAAGTCATACATAATGATTGGTTCTAAATCATTTTGTACAATTACATCAAGGTCAAGGAATACGAACCGGCCAGTAGGTTTGTCGTCAGCAAAATTATGCGTATTAAATACAAATGTTTTTGGCCTGTCCCAACACCTTGCCATTCCATATTTGAAATTATCACTTCCAAACCAATATTTAGGATGGATATTAGGAATATCAGGAAAGGGGATAACTTTAACATTATCATCCAAACCATCAGGATGCTCAGTGTAGCAATAAAAATGGTGATCAAATTTTTCATCATTCGTATGCCTCTTTGTCATATTATATAGTTTGTTTACAAAGTGAGGTCCGTATTTGGTGCCCCATTTACAAACAATATAATTTACTCTTATCCTCTCCATAGTTTTAATAACTTCTCATCTTTTAAGTCTTCAAACTTAACTTGTTCTTTAGCTTTAGGATCGGGCGTATTATCAGTATTAAACAAACAAAATTTTGCTTCAGGTCTAAATTTAAAGGGCTCAATATCTTCTGGATGCTTCATACCTCTGTTATAGCTATATACCCAATCTAGAGGTATGTTTTTCCAAAAATCGCGATATCGCCAATAATGATAATTGTCTGAGCCTTTATAAAAAGTAGTAAACACCATTCTGTCGTTTATAAGAACATCGTGATAGATGTGCTTACATTGCTCTCCGTTCCAGCACATTACACTAGAGTTAAAGAAAGTACCTCGCATATCAATAAAAAGTCTGTCGTGTTTTTGTTTTGGATCTTGCCAGGTGGTGTGTACTATGCGAGGTTTGTTAGCTAGTACCTCTAAATCATTTATTTTTCCTTGTATAACAACATCTAAATCCAAGTAACACCATTTGCCAGGATAGTGTAGCCACTCGTATGAATTAAATACGAGAAACTTCGCTCTATCCCAGCAATAGTTTTCCTTGTTGAACCAATATTTAGGATGGAGTATGCCGTCATCAGGAATATATGCACTATCACAAATTAATCCTTCAGGCTCTTCCGTGTAACATGTAAATGTAAAATCTCTTGTATAGTTTTTTTGAACCATTTTATAGAGATTGTTTACATGTTCAGCGGTATATTTTGTACCCCATTTTATACAAACAAAATTCATCATATAAAGAACTTAATCATTTACTACATTTTGAATAACGTAGTCTCTCCCATACATTAATCCATAGTTAACTAGTTCAGAGCAAATATTTGCTGCTTTGTTATCAAATTCTTCTCTGGGTCCTTGTACTACAATTGAAACAAATTCTCCATCTCTTAGTTTGTCTAAAATTTGATTTGTGTCTTTCTTGTCCCATTCGTGAAAACTGCTAAAAAACGCGGTTGCATTTCTTACTGTTCTTGCTTCCATAACATACTCCTATTATATTCATCTGCTAAGTTAGGAAAGTCTTCTTGTCCATTAAGTAAGGCGATTGTATAATTTTCTTTATACTCACCGCCGGAAAATTTAAATGAATATATTTCTTGTTCAGGAAAAAGATCAAATGTAAAATCTTCATGAAAAAGAAATCTATCATCTCCTGCATACTTTACCATGTAATAGTCTGCATTCTCTCTCCAGTAATTATATATGTGAGATGCGTCTTTCCAAAGCATAACACTAGAATTATAGTTACTGAGATAGTTATAAGACCAATCCTTTGATTTTAAAAAAGGAAAGTCCTTATGTTTCCAATAAGTATAACAAATAACTGGATGTTTGTCAAGATAATTCCACATATGATCCATGTTTTTTTGTATAATTGTATCCAAATCCATATAAAGAACAGAACCCAGATCATTATATCTTAGTAGTTTAATCTTTTCCCAGTGTCCTTCAGGCTCCCAATCCATATTAATAATCTTAATATTTTTGTTCAAACCAGCAGGATTGTCAGTTACACAAACATAATTGTACTTGCCGTTCGTCTTTTCATAAATAGAATTAACAGCGTTCGCTGAGTATTTGTTACCGTATTTTAATGTTAAAATTGTTTTCATTAGAGCCAATAATTTTTATAAATAACAGAGTAAGAGGATAATCACTAATGGCAACTGTAGCGAACATTGTTATTGATCAAGGAACAACATTTTCCACATCAATAAACCTTTCCAATGATGACGGATCTGCAAAAGATCTGTCTGATTATACGGCGAGAGCTCAGTTACGAAAAAGTTATTATACTAATACTTATACAAGTTTTACAACCTCGAAAGTGAATTTAACAGGAGAGTTGACAATTTCTTTGACTGCAGAACAAACCTCCAGCCTTAAAGCTGGCAGATATGTTTATGATGTTGAGATAGAGTCCTCGGCAGAAACACTTCGAGTTTTGGAAGGCATTATAACAGTAACTCCAGAGGTAACACGATAATGGCGATTAAAGTAACAGTACCTACACGAAGAGGCGGCGTGGTAACAACTACCACATCTACGTCTAAGGTTCAGACAGCAACAAAACTAGAGGGATTGGCTAATGTTGATCTCACCGATGCTCAAGATGGGTATACCTTTACATATAATGCCGATACTGGAAAATGGGAGGCAACTCCTGTTTCTGGTTTAGCAATTTCCTCCGAAAACATTCAATTGTTAGACGGCGGAACATACTAGTTTTATAAAAAATAAAATTGATGATCTTGGTTATTACTAAAAAATAAAATCTAAATATTTAGGAGAAAAATAAATGGCAACAGTTATTCAGATTAAAAGATCTAGTGGTGCAACCGCCCCTACAACGACTGATCTAGCCGAAGCCGAATTAGCGTATAGCCAAGATGCATCCAATGACGGTGCAAGTGCTATTATGTACATTGAGTCCAAGGACTCAAACGGCTCAGCGGTTATTCAGAAAGTAGGTGGTAAATACTACACTGATCTTGTTGATGGAGCTACAAACTCCAACACAGCCTCTGCTATTGTTAAGAGAGATTCTTCAGGCAACTTTACAGCAGGCACAATTACTGCTGACTTAACCGGTGATGTAACTGGTACAGTTAGCGACATTAGCAACCACGACACAGACGATGTAACTGAAGGTTCTACAAACCTTTACTTTACAGACGCAAGAGCAAGAAGCTCAATTAGTGTAAGTGGTGATTTAAGTTACGACTCTTCAACTGGTGTTATTAGCTTCACAAACGACGCTGGTGACATTGAGAGCGTTACAGCGGGTACAGGTTTAACAGGTGGTGGCACATCAGGAGACGTTACACTTAACGTTGATATGTCAGCATTTGACTCCGACGATTTAACAGAAGGTTCAACTAACCTTTACTTTACAGACGCTAGAGCACAAGGTGCTATTTCAGTAGACTCTACACTTAGCAAGTCAGGCGGAGAAATTAGCTTGCCTGCTTCTGGTGTTTCAGCTTCAACTTATGGTTCTACAACAGCGGTTCCTGTTATTACAGTTGACGCACAAGGTAGAATTACATCAGCAAGTACAGCAGCAATTGCTACATCATTTGATATTTCAGATGGTTCAACTACCGATACAGTTAACGGTGGTGAAACTCTTACATTTGCTGGTGCAACTAACGAAACTGAAGTTACTGTTTCTGGTAACCAAGTAGCAATTGGCCTTGTTACTAACCCAACAATTGGTGGTAACCTAACAGTTTCTGGTAACTTAACAGTAGCTGGTACTACTACACAAGTTGACACCACAAACTTAACAGTAAGCGATCCATTGTTCCAACTAGCTTCTGGCAACAATAGCTCAGATGCAGTAGACATTGGTTTCTTCGGTCTTTATGACACAAGTGGTTCACAAGACCTATACGCTGGTTTATTCCGAGACGCAAACGACGGCAAGTGGAAGCTCTTTAAGGACTCCCAATCTGCTCCCACTACAACTGTAGACACTGCTGCAACAGGTTATGCAGTAGCTACTATGGTGGCAAACGTAGAAGGTGATGTAACTGGTGATTTAACTGGTAACGTAACTGGTGACGTAACTGGTTCATTATCTGGCGGTACAGTTTCCGGCCTATCTGCTGCTATTGCAGTAGCTGACGGTGGTACAGGTGCTGGTAGCTTTACAGCTAACGGTATTGTGTATGGTAACGGAACAGGTGCTTTACAAGTAACAGCAGCGGGTGCCGACGGTACTTTCCTTGTTTCTAACAACGGAACACCAGAATGGGCATCTACTTTAGATGGTGGAACTTACTAATTGATAATTAAAGGGGGGCTTCGGCCCCCTTACACTGAGGTGGAATGATGGATACAAATACACAACAAAATGATGCTTTAATTAATGAATACATTCAAAGTTTATCAAAGAAGTTAACTGATAAAACAATGGATGGAGTTTTGTTAGAAGCTAAACTTAAACTTGCTAATAAGCAAGTTAAAGAATTGGAAGAATATATTGTTACTTTAAGACAAAGTTTTGAAGATCAACAAGAGGAAAAAGACTCTAGAAGTGCAGATGATGTTTCAGGATTGGTTGAAACTAACGCATTTTTAGAAAATGAGAACGATATGTTAAAACAAGAATTACAAAAGGCGAAGCAAGTAATTAAAGAATTAAAAAATGCCGAGCCTAAAGAAGTTTTAATAGACGACAAACTTAAAACCTCTAATGATATTTTAGTGAAAGAACTTTCACAGGCCGATAAGAAAATTGACTCCTTGAAAAAACAGTTAGCAGAGTACACTAATAAAGAACAGGAGAAATTAAATGGCGATAACAATCAAGCCGAAGAGATCGGAAACAGCGAGCTCAGTACCTACAACTAGTGATCTAGCAGTAGGTGAGATTGCTATTAATACAGCCGATAAAAAGCTGTATGTAAGAGACTCCAGTGATGCAATCCAAGCGATTGGTGGTGGTGTTGCTGTGGACGATGGTTCTACTACTGCTGATGTTTCCAATATATCCTTTTTGGATACAACATTTGGAAACTTTACAGTAGATACTACAACTAGTCCAGGAACAGCTATTGTCAGATGTACACAAACAGCTGACTTAGACTATGGCCTCATTACTGATACAGTCATTGGTTATAACAGCGTAGATTACGGAGGGTTAACCTAATGGCAGCGAGAGTTAAACTTAGACGCGGTACAACTACGCAGCACGCATCATTTACTGGTGCTGAAGCAGAAATTACCGTAAACACAACAAAAAACACCCTTGTTCTTCATGATGGAACAACACAAGGGGGATATGAAATTTTAAGAGCAGACTTAGATAATTTACCAGTTAGCGCGGTAGTGCCAGGTTCCCAAGTTGACGCTCTTGATGGTGGGACATACTAGGAGATAAAATATGCCAACAATATTACAACTTAGAAGGGGAACAACAGCAGAACACTCATCATTTACTGGTGCAGTAGGTGAGATAACTGTTAATACTACTAAAGATACCCTTGTTGTTCATGATGGTTCTACACAAGGTGGATTTGAAATTGCCCTAGCAGATTTGTCTAATACCAGCGCTATTACACTTAGCAATTTAAGTGCAGGCACAGGTATTTCTTATAATAACAGTACTGGTGAAATTTCAGCAGATACTGCTACTATGGCAACAAAATCCTATGTAGACACCCAAGTACAAAGTAAAGATGATCTAAGTGAATTATCTGGTACTACAGATGACGTAACTGAAGGTTCAACTAATCTTTACTACACATCTACTAGAGCAAATGCTGATTTCGATACGAAACTAGCAGCTGCCGATACAGATGATGTTTCAGAAGGAAGTACTAATCTTTACTACACAACTGCAAGAGCAAATGCTGATTTCGATACGAAACTAGCAGCTGCTGATACAGATGATGTTTCAGAAGGTTCAACAAACCAATATTACACAGATGCTAGAGTTAAGAGCTTACTTACTGATCTAGACGGAAATATTGTTCCTTCAGCAGACGTTACCTATGATTTAGGTTCTTCTACAAAACAGTGGAGGGATATTTATGTAGGTCCTGGTTCGTTATATGTTAACGGACAACAGGTTGTATCCGATAACTCAGGTACAATTACAATTTCTGCAGACTCTAACCAAAACGTTGCTGTACAGACTAGCGGATCTGGTGACATTGAACTTGATCCTACAGGTAGTGGTACTGTTCAAGTTAAAGGTACACTTCAAATTGAAGATGGACAAAACATTACAAACAGTGCAGGAAACGATATTACATTTGCTAACAACATTAAA